GCCATTCTCCAGCCCGCAGAAGTAAAACTCTTTCGACTGTTCTGGCACCGCTGAAAACGCATCGGCGACCGGCGACACCGTGAACCAATACTCGCCCGCCATCTCGCGCCGATCCTGCAGCCGCACCCTCGCGTTCATCGATGAGAGGTACGGGTATTCGAGGGCAGCGAACTGCCACCCGTAGGCATCCCATGTCTGCGCGTCTGACGCTCGCCAAGGCTCGTCGGTCTTGCGGTGCGCGAGCTGGTGGAGCGGGACATTCCGGTATACCGCCCCGCCTTCAAGCAGGACATGACACCCCCACGCCCGTCCCGGCCACGAGGTCAGCCCGAACCACACCCCGCGCAGCCAGTCGTGCTGGCCGATCGCGTTGGGCTCGACCCAGATGTACCTGTGGGCGGGCAGCGCACCCGAGTGCGTGTAGAGCGTCATCGGTTCCGCAGCCTCGCAAGACCGCGCTCGCCGAACAGCTGCCGCACCATCCCCGCAAGGTGCGGGTTGCCGATGACCTCCTTCGGGTCTGCGTCACGGATCGCAGCAGCCGCCGCGTCTTTCACGCGCTCCATCGCGTCCGCATCCGGCTCGCGCATGGTCAACCGCGCGAGGTACGCCTCGCAGAGCTTCAGCCGGTTGATGGGTGTCGGCTCCTGCTTGCCCCAGATTCGAGCCGCCCACTCGTCTTGTTCGGCGTGACGGGCGATGTCGGCGGCTTTCTGCTTGTCGGTCTTCTCGACCTTCTCGCCGGGGCGCGGCGCGGCCTTCTTGATTTCGAACAACCCTTGCCATTGGTTTGCGATCGACTGGTCAACTACCGCCGCTTGGTCGTCGCCGAACCGAGCGAGCTTGAGCTTCATCGCGTGTTCGCTGATCGGCTTGATGGGCTTGCGGATGGCCTTCCTGAAGGCGACCCATCTCTCCCACGATGCTTCATCGAGTTCGTTCATGTGTGTGCTCCTGTGTGTATGCGTTCGCAGTGTTTTATCCGAAAAGTTCCAAATTCGTATAAGCCCCCATCGCATCGGCAGACCAATACGCGCAGCTCGCGTGGTGCTCGATGCGCTCCATCAAAATCAACGCCCGGCCATACTGGGTGCGCGGGGTGTAGGGGCCGCGCCACTTCTGGTCGATTCCGGCGTTCCGTGCGACGTTGCAGCTGTCGGCGGACGACAGCGGCAACTTGCTGAACACGCCAGGATCTAGCATCCGCAGTCCGTGCAGCTTGACCCTCGGGCGCCCGGCCTCGTCGCACAGCACTCGCATCGCCTCGGCGATTCTGCCCCACCACCGATCATCACCGACGGTCGCAAATTGACCAGAGGAGCCAAGCGCGATGCGCGGCCATCGCATCAAGAAGTCGAGGTATTCCAGGCTTTCGTGCATGTGCCAAACAGGCACCGATACGGCAAGCGGCAGCGGCCAGTTTTTCACGAGCTCGCGATTGTCGGATTCTGAACCATCAATCCGATCTGGGATGACGCACCAATCCATCGCCGGGTGCCGCATCCATCGCTCGGCCCACTCTTGATAACCGTCAAAGTCGTATGCCTTGCCTTGCTTCCACGCGCTGAACGCGCCATTGTCCAGCACGAACGACTGGCAGATTTCTGCGGCCATCTCTGCTTGACTAGGGTGCTCGAAACTCACCATCGCGTGTCGCGCAGTCAGCGCTCGGACCATGTCTGCAAGAGGCGTCATCGGCAGGCCGTGGTAGTGGATCATTTGACCCAGCCCCAACGAGCGCCCTTGATGACGTTGCGGACGGTTTGCACTGAAACACCCAGCCTCCGCGCTATAGACTTATTGCAAAGGTCTCGACGAACGCGGTTTCTTTTTTGCACGGCGCGGCGAATCATTCGCACGTCGTACTCGGTCAAAATTTTATTCACCGCCTTCTCTCGTATAGGTTAGGTCTATATCCATCTCTCTCCCCATATGCTCGGAAGCCCGGGAATGACCCCCCTACCCCCCTTAAATCGGAAGGTAGCGAGGTCATGCCTAAATGCCCGTATAGCCACGGTGTTTAGACCCGCCGGGCTTTGGTAAGCGATGCCCGGCCCGGTCTTGTGACCGGCCCTTCGCCGACAGATTGAACCCATGTCGAGGGGTTGGGAGATGGGTGATTGACAGACCTTTTCCCCCGGTCTATCGTCACGACACCTCGATACGCATCCCGAGAGTAGGGCCCTCCCCCCGCCCGCGTCAAGCCCCCGAAAGGGGGTTTGTCGTTTCTGGCCTCCTCCACGGCCTCGCAGATCACCGCCGCCACGCCGCGCACCCACCGTCTACGCCGAGCCATCACCCGCGCCATCTCTCGGCGACTCTCCAGGTGAGCCCGGTAGTAAGTCCGATGGTACGCAGCGCGGCTCATGGGCTGTCCGGCGTAGGCCGCAGCCCAGCCTCGATCTTGCGAATCAGCCGCCGAGTGCTGCGCGACTGGTCCTCTTCCTTGAGCTCGGCCACAACCTCACCGGCAAGCTCACGCAACGCATACCGCTCCGGCACGCCAACACGCGCCCACTTCGATACCGCTGCCCGCGTGACACCGAACCGCCGCGCAATGGCGCTTTGGTTGCCGTACTTCTTGACAAGTTCATCGACAGTCATAAGACCTCCGTTGTTAACGACCGGAAGCATACGGCAAAAAAAAGATGGATACAAGTGTTGACATAGCTACCGGAGCCGGTTTAGGATTCACCCGTCGATTACACACACACAGGGGAATTGACCATGAGATACCGACCCATCCCGTCCCATCTGCCCCCCGCCATCCGGTGGGGCATGACCGCAGGCCAGTGCCGCGCCGGTCGCGATCAGGCGATGCGCTTCGCCCGCCAGAACCCGAAGATGACGGCTTACGTCACGATGGCCCGCAACCAGCAGCGCATGATGCTGATGGCCCTGCGCATGGCCCGCGAGGTGCAGTCATGAGCGGCTTGGATAAATTCGCACTCGCATGTCAGGCAGCGTTCTGGGACAGAATCCAGAACAATCAGCCGATCGCAGACGAGTACAACTTCGGCGACCAGTGGCGAGCATTGGTCGAGACCCGCACGATGGAGGCTGCTCGGGCCGCAGACTTCCGAGTACACCTCGCTCGACTTGGCGTGGACGATGATGGGGATGCCGCAGACGCGCTCGACGAGATGCAGAAGCAAACCTTCTCCGTAATCCACGACCTGAAGCGCAAGGTGGCCGCATGAGCGCCTTCGACGTCGTATACGTTACGGTCGTGACCATCGGCATGACGTTGTTGTTCGGTGCCATCGTGGTGTGGATGTTCACCCGCCCTGCACCGTGGAGGCGTCGGCGTGAGCGCCTGCCGAACCCCGCCTGGAGAGCCCGCGTCTACCAGCCCCACAAGTTCAGCCGATGGTGGGTGTGATGGAAGACGACGATACCTGGTGGCACCAGCTCGACCTCGAGATGCAGGAGCGCGAGGAAGAGGAACGCATCGCAGCCTGCAACACCGCTTTATCCCTACTGACACAGGAACACACGCATGAACCAGTCTGAATCCATTGCCGCCCTCGCCGCCGCCCTCTCGAAGGCGCAGGCCGACATCACCGGAGCCTTGAAGGACAGCGCCAACCCGTTCTTCAAGTCCAAGTACGCGGACCTCGCGTCCTGCTGGGACGCCTGCCGCAAGCAGCTCGCCGCCAACGACCTCGCCGTCATCCAGACGACCGAGATCGGCGAGACCGGGGCCATCCTCGTGACCACCCTCGCGCACTCGTCCGGGGAATGGATGCGCGGGTACCTGCCCATCCTGACCAAGGACGCCGGTCCGCAGGGACAGGGCTCGGGCATCACCTACGCCCGCCGCTACGCCCTCGCCGCCATAGTGGGCCTCGCCCAGATCGACGACGATGCCGAGGCGGCGCAGGCCCGTGGCAAGCCCGAGGCCAAGCCCGACCCCGACCTCGCCAAGAAGGTGGCCGAGTGCCAGACCCTCGCCGACCTCACCGCCCTGTTCAAGGGGCTGACCGAGGCGCAGCGTCAGGCGTCCTCCGGCATCTTCGCCGCCCGCAAGAAGGAGCTCGGCTGATGGAGCAGCGCACCCCCGAATGGTTCGCCAAGCGGCTCGGGCTCGTGACCGCCAGCCGGATAGCCGACGTCATGGCGAAGACCAAGACCGGCGCGTCGGCCTCCCGCAGCGGGTACATGGCCGAACTCCTGACGGAACGCCTCACAGGACAGCCCACGGAGGGCTATAAGAGCCCCGCCATGGACAGGGGCATCGAGCTAGAGCCCGTCGCCAGAGCCGCCTACGAGGCGCGAGAGGGCGTTCTGGTGGACGAGGTGGACTTCGTGCGCCACCCCATCCTCGAGGCCGGGGCGTCCCCGGACGGGCTCGTCGGCGAGGACGGCCTCATCGAGATCAAGTGTCCGAACACGGCCACGATGCTCGAGTACATCGAGGACCGCTCCGTCCCCCGCAAGTACCTCCTGCAGATGCAGTGGCAGATGGCCTGCACCGGTCGCAACTGGTGCGACTTCGTGGCCTTCGACCCACGGCTCCCGGAGCATCTGCGCCTGCTCGTCATCCGGGTCCCGCGAGACGAGGGCGTCATCGCCGAGATCGCGGGCGAGGTCGGGCGGTTCCTGACCGAGCTGCGGGACCGGGTCGAGCACTTGCAGACGGTGCGCCTGTGACCCTCGTCACCGGGTACTTCATCCAGCGCGAGGGCTGGGGCGGGTGGGAGGACGTACCGGCGCACGTTCTGGAGCACGTCGGCCACAAGCCGAACCCCTACCTCGACATCAACCACGCACAGGCCGCGCTCGACGCAGCCGAGGCTTTCGGCGACGAGAGACACCGTCTCGTCGGTCGCCCCGTTTCCATCAACCAGGAGTGATGACTATGCCTGAGTACGACAACACGAATAAGGGAGCACTCTTCAAGAACGAAGAGAAGCGCCCAGATCGAGCCATGAAAAACCCTGACGGCACCGAATGGGTTATGAAGGACTCCGACTATAGCGGCGAGGCCGACATTAACGGGGTGCTGCACTTTGTCGATGGCTATTTGCAAAAGAGCAAGGCCGGAAAGACCTACATGAGGCTCAAGTTCAAGCCTAAGCAGCAGCAGCACGAGCGCCCGAAGACCCTCGCGGAGCAGAAGCCCGAGGAGTTCATCGACGACGATATCCCGTTCTGAGGCGGGAGCGTAGATGAACCGCATCTTCCCCAAAGGCACCACCCCTGACCAGATCGCTTCGGCGATCTCGGTCATGGTGCGGTGGCTGGACCAGACCAAGTCCTGGAAGGTCACGCTCGAGGAGTTCAAGCCCCGGC